TCAATTCCTTTCAGTCGTTCCCATCCGATTGGTATATCAAATGGAATCACTATATGTTTATTTAAGTCAAACTCTGTGAAGGCCGCACCTTCTGTAATATCCCAGTTTCCTTCTAAGAGCTGTCGTCGCTGTATGTCTGGTAAGGCTTCTAGCATTTGCTGATAACGTCCGTCTTTTGCTAAATACGGATTATCCTCAAGCCTAGCCGGAATAAACTTTCGAGTTAAACCATCTGTTCCCTCGAAAGAAGCATTCGGGGGTGCAGGACTTAAGTAACGCTTTTTGACCCAATGTGCGCCTACACCTCCAGGGTTTGCTGTACAACGAAGATAAGGTTCTATTTCAGAATCTGTTGTACGCAACCTTGATGCTAAGTAGTTCCAAGAAAACTCTGTTGGCAGGTGAGTGATTTCATCAAACCCTATCCACGAATACGCTTGTCCTTGGTAACGATATACGTCGGCATCGCGTTCTAAAAAGCCGAACTCTATTTTAGCACCGCTTGGAAAATTCCAAAGCTTTTCTACTTCTCGAAACTTACAGCCGTGAAATGCCTGTGGATATAATTCACGGGATTTGTCTATAAGTTCACGTAGTTCTGGCATGGAACGTCTTAGTATTAAAGCCCGATGAGCCGCACGGTGTGCGTATCTCAAAGGGTCTACTAACATCGCGTAAGACTTTCCACCTCCTGCTGCTCCACCATAAAGTACATCTATTTCGGGTGCAGCTAAAAAATCTGTTTGTGGCCCGTCATTAGGCTTAAATAAGATATTATTGTTAACTTCCTTTTTTAATCCTAAAGGAGCTTTATCAATAACATCTGTTGTTGTTACTTTACTATTGTTTTTGTTATCAAGTTTGTTTAAAAGTTCTTTAGAGGTTTTTAGTGAACTTTTCTGGTTTCGCAGCTTTGCTTCAACAGCTTCAACCCTTTTGCGCTTATCTCTAACAGAGCGCTCGGCTGACATACGCGCCTTTGTTTTTGAACTATAATTGTATCCTCTACCCTTTGAACCCTTTGCTCTTCCAGATTTCTTACGAGGCGTTCCATTCTTTTTTAGTATAAAACTTCCATTAGCATCTGTAAGGTATTTCTCTGGAAATAATTCCCAATCATGTGTTAACTCCTTCGGAGTTGTTATATCTTTCTCTGATGACATTCTTTAATCCTTGGTGGCTTATAGTACGCCCTGTCTTATAGGTAATCCACGCTGCTCCATCACGAAGCGATATTGATTTACTGGCAAGTAATATCTGTATCTTGTCAAGTGCTTCGAGTTCTTCTGGAATCTCTTCGAGTTCCTTTGAACCTTCTGTATGTGGTTTATAGCCAAACGGCGTTTTACCTAACTTCGGCCTCAATGATTACTTCCTCTTTTGCTGGCAATATAAATACGCCTCCTGAAACTTCGTGCTTAACATCCAGTGTATCCTTTTTTCCTAAGCCTACGCGGTCTAAGATTGTCTGTGCTGCCTGTACTCTCATGCTGGCTTGTGGTATTGGTTCGTTAGATTCCATTACGTCTACCAGTTTCTGTGCTGCTTTCGGTGCTGACTGTGCAAGAATGGTTGAAGCCATATCTATAATTTGAGGTTTAAGTGCTTTCACTACATGCCAGTGCGTCGAATAACCCGAAAGTTCCGCAGCCTTTTTAGGATCACCTCCCGTTATCGTTAAGTTATCAAGGAAACTTTGTTGCTTAGTTGTTAATTGTTTATCGGACATTAATACTCTACACCAAGTATTAGTTCTAGATCACCAACAGAAAGCTCAGGAGTTACGTCCGTACCAGTAACAAAAGCAAAGGTGTACACGGAGGTACTTCCCGCAGCAGCCTGTAACAAAATAGGAAACCTTGATTTCCATTGGTCAGTTGTTGAGTATGTTTCGCTTTGTCTATCAAAGTTATGAACTCTACCGTTGCCATAATTGTAGTTATCTGCTGAACTATCGAGCGTTAGCCTTCCTAAGACTTTTGCAGTAGCCCAATCAGAATCAGATACGCTTCGAGCAGCGTTTACAGTACCCATAGATTGATTCACAGTACAGAAGAACAGTTCAATATCAAAAAGAGAATTAGATTTGGAAGAAATCATAGCAGAAACCAACTTAGAACACTCGCCCTTTAATCCAACCGCAAGAGGAACTTCTGTCGTATCAAACAATATATCGTTATTTGAGTATTGAACCCCTGTAACTGTAGGCGTTACTCTAATAACTCGTCTAGCGTTTTGATTAATAGCCATTGGTTCTCCTATTTAGTTATTAATTTTAATTCTTTTCTATTATAGGGCTGGATTTACGATCTGTCAAGTAGTTTATGAAAAAAAGACTTGACAGAACTATAATATGACCCTATAATAGAGTTGTAGCCGCCAAGGTTATAGCACTATTACTTAAAGGGACTTTAAAAACCCGATCAAAATCCCACAAATCTAAAATCCCGCCTAAAACTCTTAACGTTACCAGTAAGCAGAGAGAGATACTCCAGAGTATTTTGACCCCCTATTAGGGAGCCTCTCTATTTCTGGGGCCTATTAGGGAGCATCTCTATTTTCAACCCCTATTAGGGAGCCTCTCTATTTTCAAGCCCTATTAGGGAGCCTCTCTTTAGCATTATGACTGCCTATTAGGGAGTTCTGGAGTCACGGTGAACAACTTTACGTTTTAAAAGTCTTTGAAATGTATGGAGTTTAGTATATATAGGGGGAGGGGTGGTGGTGGCTCCTGCGCGGGTACATTCTAAAACTACGCAACGCAACGCACGATTCCACAATACTCTAAAACTTCCTAAGTATATGATTCAATTAAGGAAATTATCTAATATTTTAGAGTATTCTAAAACGTTTTAGAGTTTCGGTCGCAAATTGACAGAGTTTTAGTAGTTTTAGAGACCGATTAAAATAATTCTAGAACCACTAAAACTTATAATAAACATACTTTTAACTGAATAATTAGGTAAAGCTTATCAACGTTTTAAAGTTTTAGTGGTTGACAGATTGATAACGCAAGCGTATGGTCGTTTTCATTTTTGCCAACAACAAAGCAGTGTTGCACTGCAACGAAGGAAACCACAAGATGAATAAATATATTTTAATGCGGCATCACATAGGTTTAGAATGTCAAGAAAAATTTGATAGTCTTGATCAAAGTCTTCCACCTAGTAGACGAATCGCTATTTTTAATTGTTCAGAAACTAGAGAATTGCATGGTATACTTGGCTGTGACAAATTACCTCTTAGCCCTGACTACTTTTTTCAATGTGAAGTTACTGAAGATGAGTTATTTAATTCAGGTATATGCCCTGTCTGCACAATCAAAACCCTTGACCGGACCCACGGAATTTAGATTAAACGAAACACAATAGTTCTATTCCATTCTGACAAAAAGGAGGAAATTGAAAATGAAATTTAATATGCTTGAATTTGTAGAAGAGAACGCGCCCGAACTAGAAACCACCGAACTATACAATGCGGTCAATAATCTATCGGTACAAGTGCTGGAAAACGAGCGCGATTATCTAGAATTTTTAGAGTTAAACGAATATTCAAAAGATGACTTTTCGTTTTTAGATTACCTTCAATTAGCGAAATTTTGTTGCAGTTAAAACTCAACTATAGCCCGTTAACGTTAAGCGGGCTAAATGGTGAGCTTTAAACCTTGCCACTAATCAATTAATCAAACCAAGGAAAACTACATTATGACTATTCGAAAATTCACAGCGGCCAATGGTGTCGAACATTCAATCGATTCATCAAGAATGTCTACAGGTAAACAACGCTATGCGGTCGCTTGTAGATTCTGGAATGAATTTCAACGCGACGAAATGGGCATACCAGAAACCGCGAGCGCTACTGCTAAGACGATGATCGGGCGCATTAAAAATTCTATTAGTGCCTATCACGATATGAAGGTTACCGATGGCGATATCCAGAAGTATTTTAATGTCGACAAAATTCCTGCGGGTATCAAGAAACTAATCAAGATTGACGGACTCGAAAAGCAGACAATCGCTGACGGTTTGGAAGTCAAAAAAGTATCTGCTAAAACTACTCCGAAACCTTCCAAGTCTAAGGTTTCCAAGCGTAAGCAGCCAAAAGTATCCGCCAAGGTTACGCCTAAAGATGATGCGGTTGAACTAGACGGCGGTTTAGATGCGGTTCTAGCACTGTGCCGCGGTCGCTTTAGTGCGGCGCAAGTAGCTAAAGCGCTCAAAGAAGATGACGCAGATTTCAACTGCTTCTAACCTAAAACCTACATAATATTTTAGAGCGCTCTACGGGGCGCTTTTTTTTGCCTGCGTTTTATGATTCCGTTCTAAGCTCTTTTGCAGTCTACCCTAGGCTACCCCATAGGGCGCATTGTTATCGTTCAACTACGCGCATTGTAGGGCGCTCTGTGAGCGTATAATTC